GGTAATTCTCCAATTTCTTGAAGCATCCCTATGGTTACATCTTTCCAATTCATCCGTATAAAAATACCCCTTTCGGGTTGTGTTGTTTGCAATCCCAAGCCAGTGCCAAACTCATTACACAGTCATCGTGTAATCCTTGTGCCGCTTCATATTTGACTCCTGTCCTTGTGTAATTAAATTCAAAGTTACGCATTTCATCCGCAATAACGCCCTCAGGGAAACGAACTGTTCGTTGCTGCACAGCCACTACCAAGCCCTCTACTAATTGTTGCTTAGACTGACTGGTAAACTTGAATCCCTTTGCCCTTGGATGGTTTTTTTGCAGTTGCTCAACAATCGGGTCACCTACACCGGTGCTATCTATAAAGGTTGGTGTGTTTCCTATCGTGGTGGTAATCTTCTGTAACGTCTGACTCCAATCCATCTGAAACCTATCAAAGTAAACCACATGGCCAGCCTCATTCAAACCTGTTATAACTGTCCAGTCTGTGTATTTAGCAAGGTCAATACCATAGCATACCGGCACTCCTGAAAGGTTGTTGTCAAGGCATTTGTCGATATTTTGGCTTCCGAATGGGTTGCTGGTATCATCAGCAGGTTCAGCCAAGTACAACTCCTTAAACACATACTCAGGTAAATCCCTTTTCGCTTGCTGTATTTCCTCTTCTTTCAATATGCCTTCCTTGGCTGCATCATAGGCCGTGATTTTGAAATACTCCATGTTCGGGTCACCGGCTTTTGCCCTTTCACCCAACTTGTAAAACCAGTTCTTTTTACCCTTGACGTTTCCAATTAGTTTGCATTTGCCTTGCGTTGCTGTTAAGGTTGAACGAAGTGCGAACCATGCCTCTTCCCTTGCTCGTGATGCCTCATCAAATACGGCTGCATAAACATCATCCCCATAAAGGTTGTCAGGCTTCTCTGCTGATTTAAATTCAATCCTTGAGCCGATAGGGGTTGTTAATACTAATTTGGATTCGTTGGCTTGAAAAAAATCACGTTCACTCACTTGGGAACGCATACGCCTGAATGCTATTTCCGCTTGTTGGTAAACTGGTGCAACCCACCATACGGATTGATGCTCTTTTATATTTAAAGCCTGTTCGAATAACCATATAATATGACTGGCCGTCTTCCCTGTCTTTGTGGAAGCGGCTGTAATTGTATATCGGGCATCACTATCTAGTATTGCCTTTTGATACGTTGTCAAATATGGTCTGTCATAGGCTATATCCATCAATTACCTTTTTGATTACTTCTATTCGTTTTTTGTTGGCTTCTCGTATGTCGTGTTTTGCTTGGCAATACTGATAATTCAATAACCCTTGTTGTTTCCAGTTTTCTGATTCTAAGATGGCCTTTAATGGTGTTTGCCAGTCATTTTTTTCTACAAACGTGATACCCTTATTGTCTATGTGGTTAGTGTAGGGTTCAACCTTGCTAACTAAAATAGGCAATTTATATACCGACGCCTCTATGATTTTCAATTCTGATTTATAACGGTTAAAGTGTGCAGCCGTTAAAGGTGCTAGTGCTATGTCAATTTCTGAATAATATGCACCGTATTTATCAGCCCTTGTGCCGGTTCTCGTTTGAAACCATTCAGGCCGTTTATATCTTGGTTCGCCAGTGATTGCCTTTTCCATTTCATACCATTCCTTGACGTTCTCATGAAAGCCACACATCAAGAACCTTGCACCGTATTCCTCGCATATTGGTTTGATTTGGTCTGATAACAATTTCAAATCTTCTGTATGTGATAAGCCGCCAACCCAACCAATAGTCAAAGGATGTATTACTTCCTCTTTCCACTGGCTTTGAGTTGTGTCAATGGTGTTTGGCACGATTGCTACATTGCTATTGAACTCTTCAACCTTTTCTTTGAGTTGTTCTGTTGTCACCATTACTGCATCAGCGTAGGACATGGCATCCTTTACACCGTTTTTCAAATAAGCCTTGTAAAACTTGTATGCAGGGTTGTGTTTCGGGATAACCCAATAATCGTCTAAGTCAAGTATAAATGGTATTTTCTTTTTGGCTAATATCGGAAGTATATTGTACTGCAACCTTCCTAACCACCGGTTAAAAATAACTACGTCGTATTTATCATATTCAAGGCTTGCCCACTCATCCTGAGATTGACTTACATCAACTGTTACACCGTGGTCAACTTGTAAACGGGCAAACGGGGTATAAAGCCTGTGAAAGGCAACCCCGTTCATCCCATCCATTAAAACGAGTACCCTCAAAATGGTGAATCGTTTCTTTGCTTAGGTGGTTTTGGCACTGCTACATAATGAGTAGCCTTTGACCGGTCATTCACCTGCTTTAGTTGCTGCACACGAATGCGAACATCCCCGTACTTGTTAATCTCAAGGCTTCCATCTGCGATAGCCTGTTTAAACTTCTCAACGTTTACTGTAACGTTTAACCCATAGTCATCTGACCATGCGTTGCCTAAAAATGTAATTTCATCCATATTATTTATCCTTTGGGTTGTCTAGGTTTAAAGTCACTGATATTGTTTTGGCTTCAATCGTTTGGTCTATGGTTTCTTTGGGCTTGCCATACACACGGTCAAATAATAGTTCTAACAGGTGTATGCTGCCCTTTTCGTAATCCCTTGTTGCTTTCTTTGCAATCATGGAAATCCAAAATGGTAAATTATCATCCTTTGCCAGTTCAATCAGTTCTGTTCTGCTCTTGCTTAAAATGTTCTTTATAATGTCCTCTGTTTGCCCTCTAGTGAGTTTAACGTTGAACTCATCTAGGAAAGCCTCCCTAAGGATAGTTTCGACCTTTTTAGGCCTACCCTTAGGGTTTCCTGACTGTCCTTTTTTAAACGGTATAAGATTCTGTTCGTTAGCCAATTTAGTTCACTGTTATTTCTTTGTAATCATCTGCAAAATGTTCTGCCAACTCCCTCCAGTTCACCTCTGCTAAAGTAGAACTAATTAAATCGACAATTAAATAACTATTCGGTATTGCTTCATCAACCGCATCAGTTAATTCATCCATCCATTCTTTAAGTGCTTGACCATAATCGTATAGCCCCCAATCACAATCATCTTGGTTGCCCATTTCCCAAATGTGCATGGCATGATACTGTAAAGATTCATCGTTGTTGATGTGCAGTGCTACTAACCAAGTAGGGTAATTTGTATAACCGTTATATCCTGTATTTTTCATATCCTTTTGCTTTTATTCAAAACTTCACGATATTCAGAACGAATGAAATCGGTGAGGCGTTGCATCGCTTTATTGAAATCGTAATCTTCAAAAGAATAAAAAACCCCGTACTTTGACCATTCCCCTTGACACGCAAAACTTGTCTTTTGATAATTCCATTGCAACATGAACCCAGTTGAGGTTTTTTCTAAAGTAGGAATACATAGTTTTTCTCCTTGATGGTTTAACTCGTAAATGATTGGTAAAGAAATAGTTTGTTTCATTTTCATAACACGAAGAAACAACCTTTTTTTGTTATTGCAAAACTTTTTTTACTTTTTTTCTAAAAATGCTTTCAAAGGGTAAAACACCAGTGTATTCCTATAACCATCTTCATGTGTTGGCACAATGGGCGTTACACCGTGTACGTTCCTCCATGCAGGGTAAACTAACATGGAATTGTCACTGCTATCCACTGTTGCCCCATAATCGGGTACGGTAGTGTTTCCACCTGTCGCATTTCTTTTCTTGGCTATTATGACGTTTACACACCCTTCTATGTTGGCTGCATCACGATGAAATGGTGCAGGGATATTATAGTTGGAAATTGAACTTGTCCATAGGTTTCCGAATCTCCATTGTTTTGGAACGTTGTTTTGAAAAATTTCATTCTGCCTTTCCCATATATTTGGTGTCAGTTGCTTAATTATACTTTCACTTTCGTTTGCCAACATCAACATCGCCTTTATAAACGTTTTGGCTGTTTTAACTTGATGTACCGAACTAATCGTTGGGTAAGGTCGTTTCATGTGTGGTTTAGGTGGAACACCTCCTAAAATGGTGCTGTATTGTAATACTTCTTTTTCTGCATTACCATCACCGAATCCACTTGACCTTTTCATTGTGCTTTTAGGTACGTTCTTAGAACGAAGTTCCTTATCCGCTAAATCAGCCAATTTGCCTGCACGTTCTGAATACTTCGATATATCTTTGATGTAAAATCCTATCGGTTCGCCTTCGAAGTAAAATATGCTATCTTCGGTTATGTTTGGCTCTAAATGACCGCACACATCGCCAATTTTGACGTTGTGTTGTTGCTGTATTAAATCAATTCTTTGCATAACAAAATACATTTGTACAAGCAGGAAACCACGATTTTTGCCACATGGCTTCTCTTCTATCATCGTAACAGGTTCTATGCTCTTCGAACCTTATATCATAATCTTTTTTTTGCCTGTCGATTATATGCCAAAACCTTTTCAAATCAGGGTCAATGTCAAAACTCCATTCATACACCATCTTGTTAAATTTTCTTTCTGTGTTTTCTAATATTGGCATTTCTGCACCCTCTATATCCATCTTGACACAAACATCATCATGAATCACTTCATCGAATTTAACACAGTCTACTTTTAGTCCTTTACCATTCCAGTTTTTATACATTGAGTTTCTCCATACATTTCCGTTGTTGCCGACGAACAAATTCACCTTCTTAACATCATTATGAACTAATCCTTTATCATGTACGTTCGCTTTGAATCCATTTGCCTTGAGGTTCTTTTCAATCATTTCACAATTAAACGGGTCAGGTTCATATACATCCACTTTTGCACCTTTTGAACAGGCTAGCAAAGTAAAAGCCCCAACGTTACCACCGCAATCTATCCAGTGTTCACCGGCTTCTATTTTCATCCCTTTTTTTTGGTAAACATCCCGACCTATAACCTCTTCAAAAGTTTTCATGTCACTGGTGTTTGCCCTCGCATAAAACTTGATGCCGTTTATTGATTCTGTTTTCATAATTTATCTTTTTCGGCTTTCAAGTATTCAATCAACATTGCACCTACATACGCTTCCCTTTCTCTCCAAAATTTAACCAGTTCATAAGCCTCATCGTAATGGTCAGGCTCAAACTCAATCTGTATTGCTTTGCGTACACCACCTGCCATTTCATCTAATTGACTTTCGATGTCATCTTCATCCAGTATTGAATAATCTGCATCGGTTGGCGGCTGCCATACATCTAAGCCCCATTCTTCCAGTTCGCTAGAATCCCAATCGTTTGCCAGCAAATCCCAATCCCATTCACCAAAACCTACGTTATCCTTGATGATGAATTGGCGTTGCTGCTCTTCTGTTAAATCAGAAGCCTTTATAACCGGTGCTTCTTTTAGTCCAATGTGTGTTAATGCTTTTAATCGCATATTACCACCTAACACCACCATATCATCATTGACAACAATCGGCCTGAGTTCTAACATCTTTGGGAATGCTTTGATTGATTCGCAAAGTTTCTGAAATTTCTCATCCTTGATAACACGAGGGTTACTAGGGTTGGACTTGATGTCCTTGATTTTAACTACTTGTATGTTCATTTTCGTTCGTTCATTTTAACTTTATGCACCACCTTTAACATCGCTTTGTGTTGCTTTTTATCACCGTATTCAACATGACATGACCTGCACAACCCCATCAGGTTTTCAATCGTGTCTTTATCTCCCCCACCCATACCCCTTGCCTCTATGTGGTGAATGTCAACGGCTGTGTCTCCGCATAACTCACAGGCTATCCAATCCGTCGGGTGATAGTTCATCTCCTTTAGGTAAATCTTCGTGTGTTTTTTCAATGCGTTTTCTCCTTTTGCGTTTTGGTTTTTGTTCAATCATCGCCTCGGCTCTGATAATCATTGACAACATCCCTTCTACTACACAGTTGCCACAGGTGGGTAATGGTTTCCCCATTTCCTCTTGATACACCCTTCTGAACTCCACGTTTTGTTCAGGTGTCATTTTCAATACTTGAGTCTGCTTCCATTTTTGGAAAACAGGCAAGATTTGTTCGTTAATGAAATTTGCTTCTTCTTGTGTCATTTTTTTAACATTCTAATTACTTCTTTTAAGGCTGCACTGACTTCTTTCGGCCTTGGTTGGCTCAATGCGTACCCTTGTTTGTATCTAACTAATTTTTCCAGTGTTTCAATTATTTCTTCTTTAGACATATCTATTTAATATCGTTGCTCCAATCGCTGCTACAAATGAATATAAAACCCCCTCAACAGAATGGAAGTATAAAACACCCATCCAAAAAGCCATACACAATTCACAGTTAAAAGGTTTCTTTTTTAACTTCCATGTAAACTCCCTTACTATAATTAAACCTGCACAGGCTAAACCTGCTATTTCAAATAAAACGTTCATATTGCTCATACCATTTATTGGCTTTTTCTTTTATGTCATTTACTACTCTTAAAATTTCATGTCGGCTTATGCCGGTTGCCCTGCTGATGCTTCTACAACTCCTTGCCTTTATGTTTTCTCCACCTTCACTATACAATTTCCATATCTTCTTTTGATACCAGTCCAAATCCTTGGTCACTGCTGATATAGCAAAGTTCATGAACTCCGAACGTATATCTATTTCATTCGTGTCTTCGACTTCATCTATTTCATACAAGCCAATCGGTTGATGATAGTATTTTTCGAACCGTGTTCGCCTACCATAAAATTGATTCATCGTTATTTTTATAATGAAGCCTTCCCAGTAACCACTATTGTACTTTTCTATTATCCACGCCTCATCCTTTTCACACAAAATCAAAAACAATTCTTGATATAAATCAGATGCCAGTTCTTTGCCGATTTTGACACACAAATCCCGTACCCAATCCTGTGCAGTTAATTCGTTTATAACATCCTGTTTTTTGATATTTCAAAGTTTATTGACTTTTTTTAGATATCGTTCGGAGTTTTGCACTTAATATCCACACGTTTAGGATTGCATATACTATAAACCTCAAATCCTTTTTTCATATACTTGTTGGCATAGTACACCACCTGCTTTTCGTTTTCAAGAAAAATGTGGACATATTCTTTCTGTTTCCTCAATGTAAGTTCCAACATTGTTTTTCAATAATTCTAAGTATTCGGTTTCGGGTTGGTATTTTAAATCAAGGTAATCCTGCATACGCTTCGTGTGGTGCAACACGGTTGTATGGTCAACGTTCAGAAACGCCCCAATACAAGTGGTTGTTTTTTTCATGTGAACCCTTGCGAAGTAGCACAGTATTTGCCTTGCTGTTACAAATGATTTTTTCCTGCATTTGCTCATTATATCATGTTGTGTTATTCGGGTGACAATACTCACCTGCTTTAATAGTTCAACCAACTCTAAATCAAACTGAGCAAACTGGAATGGTTGATTCAATTTGTCGAACATGATTCTTTTATCTTCGTTGGCTTTTTCCAATCGCTTTTTATATATGTTCTCCATTCGGGTGTACTTGGCTTTCAGTTTTATGTATTCGTATTGGTAATCCATTATAATTGTTCTTTATATTTTGTGTATCTGCCTTCAAAACTAATCGGTATATCTGCACATTGTCCGTGCCGGTTTTTGGCAATAATCAATTCAGCATCCAATTCAACTTCATCCCGTACCGTTTCGTAATATTGAGGCCGGTAAGGGAATAAAACACAATCAGCATCCTGTTCGATTTGGCCACTTTCTTTAAGGTCTGATAAGGTTGGTTTAACATTTGACCTATCCTCCCTCCTGAGTTGTGCCAGTGCTACTATGGTTATGTTTTCTTCTTTTGCTAATTGCTTCAATCTTTTACTGGCTTCACTGACTTTATCGTACCTTGTTTTGCCATCGGTTTCTAGCAGCTGTAAATAATCTATGAAAACTATATTCAACCCGTGTTTGGCCTTGTGCAGTTTAATTTTAGTAATTAACCTATCTAACCTTCTATCGTGGCTATCCATTATTTTTATTTCCAATTCATTTTGATACATCTGAGTTGCTATGTCCTCAATGTCATCTAAGGTCATATTGGCGTTTCTGATTTTGTAATTTTCGATATTGGCAAAATAACTGATATATCTTTGAGCAAGTTCCCTCTGAGTCATTTCCAAAGTTATGAACAAAACCTTTGCCCATTTACAACAGTCTATTGCTAAACACAATCCAAGTGCCGATTTTCCTGCTCCCGGTCTTCCACCTATGACAATCATATTCCCTTTGTGGTAACCGCCTATGTATTTATCCAAATAACGCCATCCAGTGCTAATACCCTGCAACTTTTCGCCTCTTTCTATTGCATGGTTAATATCATCCAATACATGACCGGCAACAATGTTGATGTCCGTTATGTCTGACGTCGATTCAATTTTGCTTTCTTCTAGTATTTCAGTCAGTTTATTTTGTATTTCTGATAACGAACCCTTGGTGTCAATTTCAGGCAATCGTTGAATGATTCGATTGTGTTTGTATTTCAGTTCCAACAACATCAAATCCCTTTCAACACTTTTGTCCGTAGTCATTGCTGAATACACTTGCACCAAACTCTTCTTATGTTTTGGTAGCAACATGATTAATTCATTCAATGAAAATGTTTCACCACTTCGATATAAATCTTTCATGAGCCTAACGGTTTCTTGTGCGAAACCTTTTGCAAACCATTTCGGTTCAATTTGGTTCAGGTAAACCCTTGCATTATCACTCCAACAGAAGGAGGCAATTATGTTTGTTTGTATGTCAGTCATCTAACGTTGCTTTTTTATTTCGTGGTACAATAGTTGTTTCGTTTCGTCTTATCCAATTTCTTGCGGCTGCTTTCCAATCCTTCATTTTTGTTTTGCCAACCATCCAACCTTTGGAAGTGTAAAAATCGTGAAACCTTTGTGCATCAAGTTCAGGAAATTCATTTTTTAATTCTTGCACAGATGGTACTATAAACTTTCCTTTATTTTCCTTTACTTTACTTTCCTTTATAGCATTGCCTTCGCTATGCGTTCGCATTGCGTTCGCATTATTCCACCTCTTTTTGGCTGATTCCCTTGCTTTTACGCTTTTGTTGTTTCTCAGGTCTAAACGTTTCTGAACAGAAGGGCTGTTGAAATAACCATCCTCAACCACAAACAAATCGAAGTCTTGTATGATACTACAAATACGATTGCTATCCGTTCGCAGTTCAAACGCTATGCGTTCGCATTCCATTTGCATTGCATTCGCATTCTGATACAATTCCTCGATTATAGCCCAGTATATGCCATAACCTTCGTAACCGTGTTGGTATATTAGTTTTTTGATTTTCTCATCTGACCTGCTGTTGTAGTCATGTGAGAAGTAAAATGTTTCTTTTGTCATATAAAAAAAGCCCCGAACCGGTTAGATGTGTGGAAGTCCACCTAACCAGCCGAGGCAAATATCTTTTTTTAAAACTGCTCCCACCCAGTCATACAAATATAAAATTAATAACCTAAATCATGCTTCACTTTTTCCTGTTTTTCTTGCTTTTCTGCATATTTCAAACCCCTGAACATCGGGCTTTCATTTTGCAACAAACGCCTGAACCTTGTTATGGTTTGTGCATCTGCTAATTCACCAAACGTGTATTCAACGAAAAATTCTTGCATATACAACGTGTGTGTGTTCTTGCCCATCTTTGCCAACTGGTCACGCCAATAGTAGCAACAAAGCAACCGGTCATCATCCCTTGTGTCGGGGAACTGTGTTAGGATTTTTGCAACCCTTGTTTTGATTTGGTTCATTTCTTAAATCTTTTTCTGTAAAGTGGTTCAACATAAGGCTTTTCAGATTCATTGGCTTGTCGCTCAAGTTCATCTTCAAGTTCTTTAAATTCTCTAATGTCATCGCACAGTTTCAGGTAAGCCAAATAACAGATGGCCATAAACAATGCAATAGGGATAACTAAAATTACTGGCACTTCCATAATTACAATATGTTTACTATCAATGCACAATCATCTATAACCAAACTTACCAAGCCGTTACGTTCAGCCTGCACCAATGGCTCATGTAATTCCATTGCGTTTTGGTCTTGCAAATATGCACGAACATTGTGCCTTCCACGGTAGTTCATTTGGTCTACCCACATAGCCCATACATTATGTGCTACATCTTCCATGTAATCCTCTAATAATCTTACTAAATTTTCCATTTGTGTGTTGTTGTTTTGTAATTCCATGACACGAAGAAACAACATAATTTCAATAAAACAAAACTTTTTTTACTTTTTTTTAAAATTATTTTATGATTTGGTTCAAAAGCACGGAAGCAACTTGTAGTTTAGTGTCTATTTTATCCTGTACATCTTGCCTTTCTATTCGTGCAACGTGCAACCTTTTCTTGTTCGGCATACGAGGGTCAAAAGAGGCGAAATAACCTTCGTTCGTATTAGTGGATATCATGCCTAACTGCATTTGCCAGTAATACTCAGGATGAATCGCTTTTAAGGTTTCAGCATCTTCTATCATGAAATTCTTTAAATGTATGCCACTGTTGAACGGGCATTTTATTTCCAGTATAGAATCTTCGCTTAACCCATCAGGGGAATAACCACTGTATTTACCATAAGGGATAAAAACGTATGTTTCACCTCCGTAATATGTATATGGTGCAAAAAACTCCTTTTGAAAGGCATCAAAGGCTAAACTTTCATTTTCTATGCCCCAATCTAGGGCTTCACCAAATATCGGCTTAGAATGCCCTGTAAGTATCTCAGCAGCCTTTTCATAAACAAAGGTTTCGGCTGTCTTACTAAGCAACCCCCCGTTACGAGGGTTGCCCATAAGTTTATGAATGACAGAAGCAGTGAATCTATTCGCCCTTGCTTCTAACCATTCCTCTTGTGTTTTAGTCATCAAAATTTCCATCAGTTCTTTATTTTAATCATTCCCCAAAACAAACTAATTTCAGTACGTTTGCTAACCGGCTTTTCTTGTTGCTGTTGCACTGGTTTTTTGTCCTGCTTTTTTGATGTGAATTGTATTTGTGATTGCCTTGCATTGTGGGCGTAATTTTTATTAATCCCTTTGTTGTTGTCAATCACTTGCTGTGCAGTCCTACTGTTTGGCTTTCTTGACATCTTGCTGTAACCCTTGATGTCAACCAAAGACATTTTTTTCAACACCATAGCCGTATTGGTGCTAATTCTGTGTTTCCTGCATAACGTAGTAGTACACCTTTCGCCTTCATACACATCGTGTAAGAAATTTTTGTACCTGTCGATTTGTGTTATTTTTAATGGCCTCATAGTAATTTGAATTTGTTTTCTGTCAGTCATTTAGTTGCCTTCAACACATCTTGGTGTTTCTTGCTTATTACGAATTTTGATGTTACATCAGATAATGCACCACCACCGGCAATGTGTTCGATTGCTTTTTGCCACATCGGATGTTGAGGTGTCAATGTTTCTTTCACTGCTTTTACTTCATGCCCACTTGCTGAGTTAGCATCATCGTCTGCTTGATTCAAGTTGAATATAGAAGCCAGTGCATATCTTCTCGCATACGTCAAAGCACTTCCATACTGCTGAGGGTTGTTAGCATCTCTCATCCTCAAGAGTTGCTCACTTTGCATCCATTCACCTGATTCAACGTGATACACCTTAGTTACCAATACGTCATCGTGTGGGTGCTGAGTAATCAGTAGCCCTAATTCTTGGCAAACTGGATTGATAGTAGTAAGTATGCTGGACAAATCCGCATAACTAGAGTGGAAATGGTCATTCTTTGCTGTCTTCTTAACAGCGTTTACTTTTCCTTGAAAGTCAAATAAAGCCTTTACAAGGTTGTTAGTTTCGTTACTTGTTTTCATTTTCTATTAATTTAATTCTTATTGGTTTTAGATTGTGGTAGTACATCAAGTCATTGATAACATCATGTTTCTCAGTGTCTTTGTAAAAGGTGAAGTCAGTGGTGAATGATGCACCTTCTTCATCAACCTGTCTGAACACATATTCAGAATAATAGTGTTGATAATACTGCATAATCATCGATTCTACTTCTTCCCTATCAAAAAACAAGGTGACGAAATACTGTTCGATTTCAATCTCCTCATCGTGAATCATGATACTAAGCATTTTCTACGTCCTCCAAAGCCGCTTTCAATACCAATAAAGCCTTGTCACTGATGACATGACCGTTTAAATACTTTTTAACAGTTGGTTGACTGATTCCAGTCTTTTCGCTAACACGTTTGATGATGCCGTGTCGCTTTTGAATTTTAATAATGTTTATTATTTCTTGTATTTCCATGCCACGAAGAAACAACTATTTTTTTGCAAAAACAAAAAATAATTTTCAGCAAGGAAAAAAAATTATGGTTCGCCTAAGGTATCAGCGATGTATTTTCCAACCCTTTCAGCAAGGGTTTGTGTAGTAACTTGTTTTAATGCCGGTGCAATAAACGGCTTAGGTTGTGTGCCTTCTCTGTGTATCTTGCGAGTAATAACGTATGCCAAACTTTTTGTAGCGGCAATCCTGTCAGGCGAACGGGCTATTTCTCTTTGTAAATCAGGTTTATATTTTATCCATTCGAATATATTTCTATAAACCTTGCCATTCCCTCCCCCTTTGGTTGGTGGCCTTCCATCTTCAATGTATTTCCAATAATCCATCATGGAAATAGTCATTTTATAACCGGTATTGGTTTGTTTGAAGGAGGGTTCTATTTTTTCATACAGTTGACCAGTGGCTTTTGATTTCTTTTTCAGTAAATTGTTCTGCAACGCTTTGATAAATTCATTGCCCCAGTTTTGTATAATGCGTAAAATACCCCCATCGCTTTGAGGGTTAAACTCACTAAACTCTTTACCGATATCTTCTAAAGTCCTAGCCAAACTGCTTCAAAGCATATTGATAAAAATCTTCTAAACGATTAACCCATCCTTTACCGAAGTGCTTGAAAGATTTTAAATGACGTAAAAATTCAATGCGATGCCAGTACAATGATTCGAACACCCATTTCTCACCATGAGCCTGTATAAGGCCATTTAAGGCATTTAAAGTGTTTTTACCTGTTATGCCATCAACGGCAACTTTTAATCCCTTAGAACGCAAAAAATACTGTAATTGACGATTAGCACCACTAACACCTGAACCCCATGCAAAATCAGCCATGAACTCAGCCACCAAATCTGATTCAATTAGTTCAGCCTTAACCCCATCCCAATAACTTTTATAAACCTGTTTCCAATCCTCTTTTGACATTTCATAGAATCTTCGAACACTTTCTTTGTCTGTGCCAAAGATTTGTTTCCATGCAGTCCAAGTTATGCCTTTGTTCGTGTGATAACCAGTACCATCGGGTACGGCATCAAAAGCGGCTGAATCTTTTTCGTGTTTCGATAGGCCACCCTCCCACTTTAGGATGTAGTCTAAATTTGCGTTATTTATGTTTCCCATTTTCTGATATAAGTTTATTGGTGTACCATTGTGCTTTGAGCAAATCTTCATGTCCATTTTTACGCTCAAAACGCCAAACATACTTAATAATGTTCCCCTTAAGATATCCTTTAAATGCTTCATGGCTCATACTAGCTTTTATTGCTTCGATGCACTCTACTTCACCACTGTAGTGAGTAGGGTTGTTTACAACGTCATCCATATATATCTAAAATCTTCGTATGGCAAATCTATATAAAAAGAATGATTCCCTTCGCAATACACCTGAGTTAATTCATAAAACTGCGATGCCCCTACCACTTTTGTCAAATCTAAAATTCCTTGTTCCACTATCTCCACTTCGTGTGCTTCTGATTGCAATCCGATTTGTTCGTATATTGGGTCAATCATGTTTTCACGGAATATGTAGTTCACCTCTATCTTCATCTTATCTTGTATGTGAAAGCGTTGACTTTTAATTCTTCTTGTCCGTCTTTTCTTATTCTCTGTGGGTGCATCTCCAACCATCTGCCACCTAAAGGCTTTGGACTTGCCCCACGTTCAACGTGCCATCCTCCCTTTCCTTCGTTATATTCTTCTTTGTATGTGGCTGTCCTAACCATTAAAATATCTTTCAGCCTTATCTTATTTGTTTGTGTTAATCGCTCCACCGTGTAGGTAAGTTCATGGTCTTCGTGAACGTGACCCATCCAAATCATATCAGCACCCTCAACAAAAGTCTGCATTCGGTTAAATTGAATCGTTCCCTTTGTAACTGGTCCACCTCCACCTGAGCCGTGAAAATACTTAATGTTAAAACTAACTTTACCATTGCTATTCTCACGAGCAAAGTTGTAAATAATCCAACCGCCATACCCACCAACTTCAACATTTGTATCGTTCGTTGAATTAAGCCCATACACAAAGCGTTCAATCACATCTGTTTCTTGTCGCTTCAAGATGTTCGTTTCGTGGTTGCCATAACCGACTACCTTAATAAGGTGAGCATAAGGAGAAAACCACTTGACCGCATCGTTTACAACGGCATCTAAATAGTTTGCTTTGTTGTGTTCTGGTCGGATGTCGCTTTTGTTCTTACGAGGGTCATAAGCCCCCTGCATCAAACAGAAGGTATCACCATTAAGCAGTATGTCCGCCCCGATTTCTTTTGCTTTTTCAAGGTGGCTTGTAAGTAGGTCACGGTCACACTTTGGATTATCCCAATGGGCATCACTGATGAGTAGTACCTTCTTTGGCTCGAATGTGTTTCTGATGATGTGTACATTTGTTTTCATAGTATTAAAGCCAACAATAGTATTAGACTACTGAAAGCCGATATTTTTTGATATCTATATTTAGCCTCTTTTTCGTTATTAGTGGCTACGATTAGTTCTTGAATAATGCTGTCCTGTCTATGTATGGTTTTCCCATCATTAAGTGCTAATTCTTCGTATAATGATTGTTTTTTGCGACATTCGTGCAACTCAATCAATCGCTCATTTATCTCTCTTATCGTGCTGTCGGAGAATTGAGAGGATGCTCTGTGTGGTGTTAACACTGCTAATGCTATCAGAGTAAATGTTGCGGAGCGAATCAATTTCTTTGTCAACTGCATAGATTTCTCTAATTATTATTACTCTACTCGTATCATGTTGGTATGTCGCAATAACTTTCGAGGTATGGTGTGTTGATAGTAAAATCCAAACCATGACCAGCAACGACGTCAGTGCGACTATCAAAGAAAGGTTCAGCCGTGCCTGTAACGATAATTTCAAAATCTCCTTCCGTGACATTTCTTTTTAAAAGGGTTACTATATCTACTATTATTCCTGCTGTATCACTTAAAACTTCTATCGTGTTAACTCCGCTTTCAAACTGCCTATCCATTACGAGCATAGCAAAATTATAAGTGACTAAACGTTGTTCTGTGTTGAATGTAAATCCATTTGGCACTAACCACACCAGTGGGTAGTACTTGACTTCTTCAACTGCGAAGTCAAATTCAGCCCCGACTGCGAACTTGCCGACCTGTTTGTGGCTTTCCGCTTGTGTTTGGATTTTGTTGATGATTTGATTTAAGGTCATACGTTTTTAACTTGGCTTCGTTTTTCAGCCGCCATTTATTTTTCGTCATTTGGAAAATCGTAATTAAAAAAGCAATCGTCATCTGTACTCGGCATATAGATGCCACCGAACAAAGCAGTGTTTTTCGGCCTGATAACATCGAAACCAGTACCGGGATTCAAAAACTTTGGATATAGTGTTGGGTTTTCTTTTAGGTAATCACGCAACCTTTCCGCATAGTATTCCGCTTTATCCCTGTAACGCTGCTCAATCATAGTTAATTCGGAAGTGCTTATAGGTGTAGCATTTTCTGAATTTCTACTTGCCACTGATTTGTTCATGAATTTAAACGTCATAGGCAACATAGATTCAGTCAGTGTGTAGTATTTCAAACACGGTGCAATATAACTGTCTAAAAGGGTTGTGTTATTAGCAGTCAATGTACCGTTGTAGGCTTGGTCTTGCAACTCATCGTATATACCTGAACCTATAACATCCCTGATATATATTTCTTGTGCTTCCTTAATAGAGGATTTGAGCAACTTGTCATCAAGATTGTCATTGATAGGTGTGTTGTCTTTTAGGTAATTTACCGATATAAAATAAACGAAGTTTGCCATTATAATTTTCTCCTAAATAATTGTGGTTGCCAAATGTGTCGGCAATATGGTAAATGCTGTGCAGGCGATGAACCCCTAACCGTCATCCAACCTCCCCTTCTTGCCCAAACGTTATATCCAACTATACTGGATATTTCATCAATGTCTTGCCTTGTGTAAACCCGATTTAGTTGTATCAACCTCACACAAAAGTTTCTTGAAGTTGGTATCAAATCACCACCACTTACCATCGGTGCTTTTTCATAGGTATATCGTGTAACTATTTCTGTTTCAACGTTGCTTTCTTCCAACTGGTTTATTCCGTCAATTTCAATCGTTAAAACATCATCGGTTTTGCTTATCAAACCCATAGAAGTCATTGCCTCAATTTCTGACTGTATTTCTTCAACCGGTTTCAATATGTTGTTTGCAAGGTCTTCTACTGTAATTCCTTCATTTGAATAAAGCCACTGCAAAATCATCGCTTGCAAACCTTCTCCAAATTCCATCGGAACTTTTTCATACAGGCTTGCATCCTCACCAAATTTTTCAAAAATGGCGATGTCTTTTTCATCATCCCATCCAAAAGGGTTATCGCAACAAGGTTCTTCTTTTGACATCTCCACAGTTGCACTCATTCCTAGTTCGATTCTTGCCTCATCCCTGTCTATGATTCCTTTTTCAAACAACGCAACATAATCAAGGCCGATAGGTGGCTTGTTTTTTGTTTTTAGTTGCACCGGTGTGATGTATTTAAATATGCTTGATAAAACCCTGTCTAAATACCCTTGACGAGGTTCAATATACGATGTTTGAAAGGCTTCGTATGCCTCAATCAATTCATTACGACCACCTAATTGCCCTTCTGTTTTAATTCCAAAAAGCATGGGTGATGTAACTCTGTGTGCCATCAATATCTCTTCCTGTACCTGTTCATTTAACTGCATAAACATTTTGTCAAAATCACTTGGTGCAAGATTGTCTACTTTTGACGGTGTTTCATTCGGGTCATTGAATTGTATAATTATAGAACCGGCATTATCTGTGCCAGTGAAATTATCCTTGAAACGCCTTATGGTTTGCCTCGCTTCCTCAGGAGTTGGGATGCCTTTAAACAACTGCAATAGGGTTTGTGCTGAAAACCCTGATTTAATGCTGTTTAAATGGAAATTAGCAATCTCTGTGTCAATTTCAATGTACTTCAATGCTGATTGATACGGTGCAGTTGGATATTCACCTTGACCGGCTTTGTACATTTTGCAATAGTAAATCTGTTTCGATTCCCTTGTGTTGGGATTCCATGAATGATAATAATCAGGTTTGCATTTTCTATCACCCCAGTTATCTGCATACATGAAATTGCCATCTAAGGCATAACGAACATTTTGAAAAGGCAAATGGTATATTTCTGCAATACGGGTTTTAGCCTTGTTCCAAATAACTTCTAAAGCGAAACCATCAAACAATTCCAAGTCTTGTGCAA